CACTGCCACGACGGGTGCGCTGGGCGTAACCACCAACGAGGGCAATGGCACGCTGTACGCCGTGCTGAGCACCAGCGCCACGGCACCGAGCGTCGCTCAGGTCAAGGCGGGCCAGATGCACACCGGCGCGGCGGCTGCATGGGCTGGCACGCAGGCGATTACCTCGACGGGCGCCAAGACCCTCAACGCGACTGGCCTGACCGCATCGACCCACTACTACCCGCATTTCGTGCACACGGATGCGGCGACCAACAACAGCGCGGTGTCCACCAGCGCGACGGGCGACACAACGCCCGCCGCCGACACCACGGCCCCCACGCTGACCAGCCCCGACTTCGCGGCCACGAGCAGCACGACCGGCAGCGCAACGGTCAGCACGAACGAGGGCAACGGCACGCTGTATGTCGTCGTCACCCTGTCGGCCACCGCGCCGTCGGTTGCGCAGGTCAAGGCCGGGCAGACGCACACCGGGTCGGCGGCCCCGTTCGCGGCCAACCAGGCGGTGGGCTCGACGGGCACCAAGAGCTTCACCGTCACCGGCCTAACGGCCGCCACCCAGTACTACGCCCACTTCGTCCACACCGACGCGGCCGGCAACAACAGCACGGTGTCCAGCGATACCAGCGGCGACACCACCACGGGCGGCGGCGATGGCGTCAACCCCGGTGCACCGAGCGCGCCGGCCTTCGACAACGTGACGAAGAACGACTACCGCGCCAGCTGGGGCGCCGCCACCGACAACGTGGGCGTCGTCGGCTACGAATACCGCATCAATGGCGGCACCTGGCTGGACGTGGGCAATGTGCTGCTGGCCGACATCTCGGGCCGCACGCCGGGCAGCACCGACACCTTCGACGTGCGCGCCTACGACGCCGCAGGCAACCGCGGTGCCGCGGCCAGCGCGAGCGTCACTCTGCCCATCTACGGCTTTGCCCTGAGCACCGCCGCGGGCCTGGAGTTCGGCAACATCAGCGGCAGCCTCGTCGGCCTGGGGCGCGAGGCAGCGGGCAGTTCCTGGACCGTCTTCGTGCACAACGATGTAACCCGCGCCCTGGTGCTGACCAGCGCCACGGTGGCGACCGACGGCAGCGGGCGGCTGCCGAACATCGTTGATCCGGCGCTGGACAGCGGCGCGTACTTCGTGAGCTTCCGCCGCAGCGATGGCGCGTGGGCCGGCGCGCGGCTGTCCACGGTGGACCTGTCATGATCCTCATCAACGGCGTTCCCGGCCGCCTGGTGCCGTGCCTGTCGGTGCACGGCATCCGCCCCCCCGATTTCGCGGCGCTGGGCGACGCGCCGAGCCCGCTGGCGAACGACCTGCCGGCGCTGGCCAACCGCGCCGACGCGCAGTGGCTTTGGGTGCTGCTGCCCTCGCTGCTGGCGACGGGGACCGTGCAAACGGACGACCAGGGCGGTTTCGAGGTGGACGACCCGGCCGACGGCACCTGGACGCAGCAGTACCGCAGCCTGGTGATGCCGCTGACGGGCGCCGCGCAGGTGGAAGTCTCGACCATCACGCTGATCGTCGGCGGTGTGACCACGGTCTCCTTGGCTGGCAGCGGCGGCGGCTCTGCGGGTGGCAGCGGCACGCTCGGGGTCGGCAAACCTTTGGCGGGCACCGGCGGCGGGTATGCGGGCGGCTCCGGCACGCTGAGCGTCGACGCCCTGGGCGTGGTAGATCTGCATGGCCAGGGGGGCGGAACGGCAACCGGCAGTGGCGCGCTGACCGTTCAGGCGGCGGACTTCCTCGGCCTGACCGCATGGCCGGGCGTTCGCAACACGCCGCTGCGCAGCAGGGCCGAGCCGGTGACCATCGTCGCGCCGGCCGTGGAGCCGATCAGCCTGCTCGAAGCGCGCCAGCACCTGAAGATCGACGACACCAACGTCGCCGACGACGCGCTGATCACGGCGCTGATCGTCGCCGCGCGCCAGCGCGCCGAGCACGAGACCGGCCGTCGCCTCATCACGCAGGTCTGGGACCTGGTGCTGGACCGATTCCCGCCCAGCAGCCAGGCGATCGAACTGTCGTCGTCGCTGATCCAGGCGCAGTCGATCGTGCAGATCAACTACCTCGACACCGCCGGCGTGGTGCGAGCGGTGCCGCTGGACGCCTTCGCGCTGGACGCCTTCACGCTGCCGGGCTACGTCATCCCGCGCGACGGTCACGCCTGGCCGACCGATGCGGCGGGCACCGTCAACTCGGTGCGCGTGCGCGTGGCCTGCGGCTACGGCGCGCAGCCTACCGACGTGCCCATGGCCATCCGCCAGTGGATCCTGCTGCAGCTGGGCGCGATGTACGAAAACCGCGAAGCCTTCGTCACCGGCAAGAGCGTGGCCGAACTGCCCGCCGGCTTTGTCGACCGCCTGCTCGACCCCTACCGGGTCTGGACGCTGTGAACACCGGCGAACTTGACCAGCGCATCACCTTCTTGGAGCGCGGCACGGGCGTGAACGCCCTGAACGAGCCCACGGGTGCGTGGGCGCCGCTGACCACGGCGCCCACCGTCTGGGCCAAGAACGCCGGCGTCAGCGGGCGCGACATCGCCGCGGGCGCCGCGCTGTCCACCAGCGTCGATGCCAAGTGGATCATCCGCTGGCGCCTGGTGTCGCCGGCCTGGCGCGTGCGCTGGCGCGGCGACGACTACCAGATCGTCGGCGAGCCGGCGCCGCTGGCCGGTGGCCGCGACTGGCTGGAGATCCGCGGTCGCAAGGTGCAGCCATGAGCGGCTTCCGCATCGACGTGGACATCGGCGATCTGGGCATGGACCAGCTGGCCGACGGCGCAGAAGCGGCTGTGCGGCCCGCTGCGCAGGCTGGCTCGCAGGTGTTCTACGAAGCCGTGAAGGCCAACGCCGCGGGCCTGGGCCGCACCACCGGCCGGCTGGCGTCGAGCATCTATCAGGTCTACAGCCACGACAACAGCGGCCCGGCCCGCGCCGAGTACCACGTCAGCTGGAACCGCAAGAAGGCGCCGCACGGTCACCTGGTCGAGTTCGGCCACCTGCAGCGCTACGTGACCTACATCGACAAGCGCGGCCAGTGGCGCACCTTGGTGCGGCCCAACATGGTCGGCAAGCCCAAGCCGAAGCGCAACGCGCCGCAGGCGGTGAAGGACGCCTACTACGTGCCGCTGAAGGGCGGCCCGCGCATCGTCGGCGCCAAGAGCTTCGTGCGCAAGGCGATGTCGCCGCAGATCGCCCGCCAGGCGCGAAACGTGATGGTCGATCGCTTCTGGCTCGAACTGGAACGCCTGGGCCTGCTGTGAGCCTGGAGACCGATTTCTCCGCTGCGCTGCTGGCCCAGTGCCCGCGGGTGACGCCGGGCACGTCGGCGCTGAATTCGCAGCGGCCCTTCGTGACCTGGGACCACATCGGCGGCGACCCGCTGCGCTACATGGACGGCAGCGCCGGCACGCAGGTGCTCGCGCTGCTGCAGGTGCGCAGCTGGGCCAGCACGCGCGCTGAGGCGCTGGCCATGGCCCGGCAGATCGAGGACGCCGTGTGCACCGCGGCGCGGCTGAGCGCGCGGCCCATCGGGCTGCCGTTCTGCGATGTCGAGGACGCGGTGGAGCCACCGCTGCATTACGCACAACAGGAATTCGAAGTGCTCGGCGACCGCTGAGCGAGCGCCTTTTCTTTCACTGACGCAGGCCGTCCCCGGGGTCACCCGAGGGCGGCCTTTTTTTCGCCCGCGATCGCCTCAAGGGCAACCCCCACTGGAGCCCACCATGGCACAAGTACCTACCGGAACCACCTTCTTCGTCGCCTCCGCCTACGGGGCGTCCATCAACACCACCGCCGTCAGCAACGCGACGGAAGCCGTGGTCACCACGGCGTCGGCGCACAGCTACACCAACGGCGATGTCGTCGAAGTCACCAGCGGCTGGGGGCGGCTGAACAAGCGCGTCTTCCGCATCAAGGCGGCATCCGGCAGCACGCTCACGCTGGAAAGCGCGGACACGTCTAGCACGACCTACTTTCCGGCCGGCTCGGGCGTCGGCTCGGTCCGCAAGATCACCACCTTCACGCAGGTCGTGCAGGTGCTGGCCATCAACTCCAGCGGCGGCGACCCCAAGAACGTCACCTACAAATACATGGAGTCGGATGTCGAGTTCAACATCAACGACGGCTTCGCGTCGCAGCAGATGACGCTGGACCTGGACGCCGACAGCATCGGCACCGCCGGCTACACCGCGGTGAAGTCGCTGACCGAGGTGCAGACCGACAGCTGCCTGCGCATCAACACGCGCAACGGCGCGCTGATCTACCAGCCGGCCACCTTCGCGCTGAACGAGGCGGTGCAGTTCCAGGACGGCCAGGTCAACCGCGTGCGGCTGGCGGTCAACTCCAACGGCCGCCTGGTGCGCTACGCCTCCTGATCATGGGGCGCATCAAGCTGGGCGCGCGGCCCAAGACCTTCGCGCACACCGTCACCGTCCAGATGCCCGAAGGGGGCACGGCCAGCGTGCGCATGCAGTACCGCTACCGCACGCGCACCGAGTTCGGCCAGTTCGTGGACGACCTGGTGCGCGCGGCCGGCACGGCGCCGCCGGCCAGCCAGCAGGACGAGGACGTGCGCTTCAGCCTGCATGCGGCCCTGGAGGCTACGCGCGACACCAACGCCGACTACATCCTGCAGATCGCCGAGGGCTGGGACCTGGACGAAGAGTTCAACCGGGCCAGCCTGGTGCAGCTGTGCGACGAGTTGCCGGGTGCCGCGCTGGCCATCATCGAGCAGTACCGCGCCGCGTCCACCGAGGGCCGGCTGGGAAACTGATCGAGGCCGCTCGGGCGGCCTGGACCGACGATGACAAGGCCTACGACGCCTTCGGGCTCAGCGATGGCGACTACGACGAGAGCTTCGAGGTCTGGCCCGAGAACTGGGCCTCGTGGTCGCTCTTCGTCGAGATGTCCGGTCAATGGCGCATCGGCGGCATGGGCGGGCGCTACGCGCTCGACTACACGGCCGTCTTCATGCGCATGGAGCGCATGCGCCTGGACGACGACGCCTGGGAGCACATGTTCGCCGACTTGCGCGCTATCGAGCGCGCCGTGCTCAATGTGATCGCCGTAAGAGGGACTACGTGATGAGACTGACCCGATGAGCGACGACCAACGCCCCGTCATCATCAAGCCCACCGTCGACGCCTCGGGCGTGCGGCCGGGCACCGAGGAAGTCAAGCGCACTGTCGCCGACATGGCGAATGCCGTCGGCGCCGAAGGGCGCAAGGCCGGCGAAGGCTTCCAAGGTGTCGGCGAAGGCGCCAAGAAAGGCGCCGACCGCGCCGAGCGCGAGACCGGGCGCATGATCGCCGCGCTGCAGCGGCTGAAGGCCTTGGCCGACGCCGGCGGCAAGCGCAACGCCGACTACCTCGAAAACATCGCCAAGCAGCGTGGCGCCAACCTGGAGACGCTGCGGCCCTACCTGGAGGCGGCGCGCGCTGCCGAGGCCGCGCAGAAGGCCGCCACCGGCTCGCTGGACGCGATGGGCGTATCCGCCGCGCAGACCGCCGCCGCGCTGCGCCAGGTGCCGGCGCAGTTCACCGACATCGTCGTCTCGCTGGCCAGCGGGCAGGCGCCGCTCACCGTGTTCCTGCAGCAAGGCGGCCAGCTGAAGGATGTGTTCGGCGGTGCCGGCGCCGCGGCGCGGGCGCTGGGCGGCTACGTCGTCAGCCTGGTCTCGCCGTTCACACTGGTGGCCGGCGCGGTGGCCGCGCTGGCGGCGGGCTATGTGATGGGCAGCCGCGAGTCGCAGGAGTTCACGCGCGGCCTCGTGCTCAGCGGCAACGCCGCCGGCACCACGGCCGACAAGCTGGCCGGCATGGCCCGCAGCATCGCCACCACCACGTCGGCCACGCAGGGCAAGGCGGCGGAGGTGCTGACGCAGATCGCCGCCAGCGGCGACGTGGCCGCCGACAGCCTGGAGCGCTACACCAAGGCGGCCATCGAACTGGAGCGGGCCGGCGGGCCGGCAGCCGAGGAAACGGCCAAGGCATTCAGCTCGTTGGCCAGGGATCCGCTGGCCGCGTCGATCAAGCTGACGGAGACGACGCGCTACCTGTCGGCGGCCACCGCCGAGCAGATCCGCAACCTGGAAGAGCAGGGCCGCACCGTCGAGGCGGCTCGGCTGGCGCAGAACGCCTACGCCGATGCCATCGAAGGGCGCACGCCCGCGTTGGTGGCCCGGCTGGGCACGATGGAGCGCGCCTGGCTCGGCGTCAAGGACGCGGTGAAGAGCACGGCCGACGCCGTGTTGTCCATCGGCCGCGAATCGACGCTGCAGGACCAGATCGGGCAGATGGAGGCGCGCGTCGTCGCCATGAAGCGGATCCAGGGCCAGGACGGCGGCGGGCTGCTGGGTTCGCTGTTCGGCAACGTGGCCGACAAGCAGGCGCAGATCGAATCGCTGCGCGAGCAGGCGCGGCTGGCCGACCGTGCCGCGATGGCCCAGGGTGAGAACGTGCGACTGCAACAGGCCGCCCTCGAATGGGACAAGGGGCGTGCGCGCTACAAGACGGCAGAGGTGCAGCTAGAAGAGCGGCTCCTGCGCATCCGTCAGGAGGGCGCCAACGCCGGGAAATCCGAAGACGAGATCGCCAAGCGGCTGCTGGCCGAAGTGCAACTCACCTACGGCGCCCAGACGCGCAAGAGCGACGCCACGGCCGAGCGCGAGCGCGAGAAGTCGCTGCGGGAGCAGGCCAAGCTGATCGCCGAACTGTCCGGCGTCACCGGCACCTACGCGCAAGACCTGGCCGCCCTGGATGCGGCCCGCCGCAGCGGCGTCGTCAGCGAAGAGCGCTACGGCGAACTGGTGCGCGAACTGGTGTCTCGGCAGCCCGCCGTGCGCGACGGCATGCGCGAGCTTGCCAAGGCAGCCGAAGAGCAGGCCAAGGCCACGCTGCGCGGCCTGGAGGCATCCGCCGACTACCTGGCCAGCCTGGACAAGCGGGCCGAGGCCGGCGAGAAGACGCTGCAGAACCTGCAGATGGAGAACGTCGAGTTGCTGTTCGGCAAGAAGGCGCGCGAGCAACTCGAACTGGTGGAACTGCGCCGGCTGGCCATCAGCTACGAACAGCAGGCCGCGACCGCCGACCTGTTGGACGGCGAGGAAGAGCGCTACCGCAAGCTGGCGCAGCAGGCGCGCGAGGAAATCCGCCTGCGCGAGTCCATCGCCGATGCGACCGAGCAGCGGGCCGTGCGTGACGACATGCAGCGCGAGTGGCAGCGCACCGCGGATCAGGTCGGCCAGAGCCTGTCGGACGCCCTCTTCGAGGGCGGCAAGAGCGCGGGGCGGATGATCCAGGACTACTTCCGCACGCTGATCCTGCAGCCGGTGATCAAGGCGCTGGTGGGGCCGTCCGCGGGGGCGATCGCCAGCACCGTGATGCCGGGCGCGGCCGGCGCGTCGCCGCTGTCGCTCGCGTCGTCGGCCGGCAGCGGATTGAACCTGCTGGGCAGCCTGGGCAGCGTCGGCGGGGCCATCAGCACGTTCGGCGGCTCGGCGGGCATCGGCGCGGGTGCCACGCTGAGCGGTACCGGGCTGGGTGGGCTGCTGAGCGCATCCGGGTCGATGATCAGCGGCGGTTCTGCCGTGGCCGGGCTCGGCATGGGCGTTGGTGCAACCATCCCCTACATCGCCGCTGCGGTGGCCGCGTACTACGTCGGCAAAAAGCTGTTCGGCCGCGAGCTTGCGGATTCCGGCGTCAAGGGCAGTTTCGGCGCCGGCGGCGACTTCAGCGGCAAGGCGTTCCAGTTCTACGAAGGCGGCTTGCTGCGCTCCGACAAGACGAAGACCAGCAAGCTCGGCGACCAGCTGGAGGCGGTGTTCGATGCCGGCGGCAAGGCGGCCAACGCCAGCGCCACCGCATACGCCAAGGCGCTGGGCCTGCCGGTGGAGGCCATCGACAGTTTCACCAAGGACATCAAGGTCAGCCTGAAGGGGCTGAACGCAGAGAAGCAGCAGAAGGCCATCGAGAAGGCGGTCGAGAAATACCAGGAGGCGCTGCTGGGCCAGTTCAGCAAGCAACTCGGCCCGCTGCGCAAGATGGGCGAGACGCTGACGCAGACCGCCCAGCGGCTGGCGGGGCTGCAGATTTTCAGCGGCACGCTCAACGGCCTGGGCGGTGCCTTCGCGCGGCTGGCGGGCCTGTCGGTGGACGTGCGCGAGCAGTTCATCGCCATGGCC